ACGTGTTCGTCGTCTTGTTGGACACCTTGAAGCGCAGACCATTCAGCTCGGTCATCCCGACGACGCCGGAGATGTGTATCTCATCGAGATCACTGAACCCGTGCGCCGTCGCGGTGATCACGACAGGGTTGGCGGCGGTGGCCCCGGTGATGTTTTTAGCCGCCCCCGTGGCAACCAAGCTCTCTTCGGCGTTGTCCTCGTTGACCGCCGTCACGACGTACCGCTCAGTCTCCGAGCCTGCCGTGTTGGCCGCGACCGCGATCCCCGTGGGGAACGTCTGCTCGGGTTGAAATGTTATTTCGGTTAACGTCCATACATCGTGATCGGTGCGAGTCAACTCCGCTGGTGCGTAGTCCTCATGCACGATTGTCATCACGTCGGCGGACTGTACAAATTTAAGATCGAAAAGGTCAGCCGTCAGGTAGGTAGTCGTCAACTGGAAGACGGCCTGCGCGGTGCCCGCGCTGCTGTAGGCCGTGTAAGCGGAGCTGTCGATGTTGTTGCCGTCATAGTCGTTCAGCTCGAACGTGTTCGTCGTCTTATTATCAACGCGCACAGTTCTACCGTTCAACTGGTCCATCCCCACAATCCCGGTCAAAAAAACATCCGCACCATCCAGAAAACCATGAGAACTACACGTCGCCACGGCTGGATCGGCTGCAGTTATTCCTGTGATGGTCTTAGCTGAGCCAGTGAGCACCTGCCCGCCATCCTTGTGGACGCGGATGTACAGGTTCCCAAACTCAAGGATATAGGTCTGCTCGGTGTTGAACTCGAAGGGGATAATGCGGGTTGCAAGGCTACCGCTCTTGCACTCGGCGACATACTGCAACCCTGGCCTATTAGACACGCCGCCCTGAACTTGAACGAAGGCGTTCTCGCACGTCTCTAGGCTGGCCGCATACTTGTCGATGTCGACGCGGGCACCAATAGCCGGAGAGACCTCCCCCCCTCCAAAGGTCGGCTGGAGTACCTTGGTCATTTACGCCCTCGCTTGTATCCAGTCCGCGTCCGGTATCGGCTCTGATAGTCCCTCGTTGCTGTCGCTCTCCCATGCACTGTTGATGATGTTCCTGGCCATCGTCTGCATGTCTCCCATAATCTGTCTATCCCCAGTCAAAGGCATGGCCAACTTTCCAGCCAGCGCGTAAGACAGAGCCATGGTGAACTCAGGGTCGAACTCAGCGGGGTTGGTGATGCGGGCAGTGTAGGAGAACTCCGCGTCTACTTGATCAGTTAGGATGACCTTGACGTCAGAACTATTTCTCGCCACTTCAAATTTAATGAGCGTGTCCGCGTCCAACGGGTCGACTACACCGTTTACCCGCACGGCGTCGGGCATATAAATATACATATAGTCGTAGTTGTTGGGCACGGTGCCAGTTAACGCCGCAGGCGTTGCGAACTTCTTTCCGAAGTTCCATGGATGCTGGCGCAGCAACCAGTCTCTCGTGTCATCGAAGATAAGGTTGACCTGCTCGGCCTCGACCGTTTCTTCTGTCAGATCGGTGATATCGTATCTATCTCCAATGTGCTGTAAAGCCAGCTTGGCGATTTGTGTCTCGGACGCCATCAGTCACCTCTATTTATTCCTCGGCTTATTCGCTTTTCGTTTCCTCGGCTTCACATCAATCTCCTTGTCCTTCCCCCCGGTGGGTGTTTTACGAGAGGGAACATCAACTACACCAGCCGCCGCTCCCCCCTCCTCAGACTCTGGAGCATTAGATAAGTCTGTGTCTACACCGACAAACCGCCCGTCTTTCCTCTGAGCACGCCGAGGAGGATTTCTATCGCGGTGACTGCTCTCACCCTTCACCACGATGGCAGTTTCAGGCAGGACTGTACTAGAAGGTAACGTATAGATAGTGTCGCTATCCTCCTGTGCTCCCAACAGACCAAAGACATTGTGGTAGAACGGGTTTCTAAAACGGACTTCGATTTTACTATCGACTAACCCACTCTCAACCATCTAATCTCTCCTCCAAGAAAAAGAGGAAGGGAAGCACAATGCTCCCCTTCCATCGGATTAAACCCCAGCACTGAACGGATCGGCTTCATTGCCGGTCGAGCAGAGGAAGCCTTCAAGCATAAAGATGCCCGAGGCAACGTCTGTAAACCGGAACCAAGTACCGAGGACACCGCCGGTCGTACCGCCATTCATGGTGATAGTATCATCGCCGGTATTACAAATGATGGTCACACCTCCAATGTCGGTCGAGATGCTAGCACCTCCAATAAACGACGTGCTCGACGATGGAGCCACAATTGTTGCACTACCAGACGCGACGGTGGTGCCATAGAAGACCGTGTAGACGTTGCCGGTAGCGGTAGCCTCCGGCAAGGTGATGGCAAAACCAGTTGCATGGTTTGCCGTGACGACCCGGCCAGCATGGGCCACTTCAGTCAAAGCCAACGCCTCGGTCGTGTTGACGACGCTGTCGCTGGTTCTGACAAGACCACCATGAAGTTTTAAAAACCTCTGAGTGAGGGTGGCCAAGGTGTTACCAACCCGGTCCTTGAATGTTTTGACATCGAGGTTAGAAGTCTCAGTCAAGGTTGCGGTGCAGGTTCCAGAAGTGTCGGTTGTAACGATTAGCCGAAGTGTCTCGTTGTACGACTTGGTAATGTAATCTTCGGCGATGGTTTGGTTTGCCGTAGTCGATACGGTCTTGATAGTCAGCCACGAACCTGAGCTAGGAGACCCCTGCTCGCGTTGCAATTTAATGACCATGTTGTAAGTGCCGCTCAAAGCGATAGCAACGGTCTCGCCTTTGTCTTGAACGGATACGCTAGTTGTGTCACCAACGGAAGTGAATGAAGCCATGATGACCTCCTTTGCTTAGTAAGTGGGAGGCAGCCGAGCGGTTACTTAACCGCCCGGCCCCGCAAGCCTTACTTAATTGATGGCGTCAGGATAAGATTTACCTGCAGCCATGTGCGGATCGAGCGTCAGGAACGCATTGATGGTTCCTGCCGTAGTCGTAGTGCTCACGGTCGTGGCGAGAATGCCAAGATACCGCTCGTAGTTTCCACCAGTACCGGCGGGCAACGGTGCCATGTAGATCAAGGCACCAGCCTTCATCTCTGCATCGTTGGCGTCAGTACCGTCGGTAACAAACGCCTCGGTGAGCACATGCTCAGTCGCCGTGCCGTCAGTGGAGATGGCCGCCGTTGAATCGGAGGCCAACGTGAACTGCAAAGTACCAGCCGAGCCTCCAGTGATGATCTCAGTGCTTCCCGTGCGAATGACGAGGTAAATCGGTTGCCCGTTACCAATGTCTTCGCCAGCCGCACCCAGATCGATGACGTCTCCGACAAGTGCCGTACCGGCACCAGCCGCCACAGACTCGTTGTCACAGAACTCGCCGCGTTCATCTAGGATACCCATTTGCATGTCTCCTTATAAATGGGTGTTGTAGGGATACGGCCTTAGCTGACCGTGGCTTCATCAGGACGCAGTGCGTCGCAGCGACGGATCGGAATACCGCCCCAGCTTGTCTGCATCGTCCCGCCGACCATGTCGACCGACAGCGTCGAAGAGGACACTGCGTTGGCCGTCTGACGCCGGAGCATAGATAAGATCGACTTATCCATGTACCAAGAGCACCGACCTGCCGCCGTACTAGGCAGCTCAGTCCACGCTTGATGCATCAGGTCGTTGAGGTCAGCACCAGTCGCGGCGGTGACGACCAAGGCAGAGCGGTCAATGTTGGCGATGCGCACTGCGAAACGCCAGTCGCGGACGGTGAGGCCCACATCCCAGCGATAATGAGTGCGAAAAGCCTGCATACGACCGTTCGAGCCGTCGGCGTCCTCGATGGTGACTTCACCAAGGTCTCTCTGCTGGATGCCCGCTTTGGAACCCTTGGGAATGATCCCATGAACCGTTTGCGGAGACCAACAGATCAACCATATCGAGGCGTTGTCCGCACCGCTCCCGCCACCCGCTATAATGTTATCTCCGTTGGCGGCAGTGAGCGAATTGTACCGAGGAGCCAAACCAGTGAACTCTTCCGGTGCCGTGCTCTCATCTCCGTAGAAGAGAGTGGAAGCGAACTCTTGGTTCATGCCTTCGATATGAGGACGATCCTCTTGAAGCCGGAAGGCTGCCGGGTCGCCCGCCATCCCAACAAGGGCAGCGTCGACTTCGGCGTAGTCTTCCATCATGCCGCAATTATCCGTGACCTGCACGGCGCGGCTCTTAGTCGGCTGAACTCCACCGTACAGTTTGCGCCACGTCGGAGTGGGCAGACCAGAACGGATTGACGAGCGGTGACCTGTAGTGAGGTTACCTTCCATCCATGACATGTCGGTCAGGATTTCATTCGTGGCGTTCAGAATTTCGACCACGTCGGCAATAGAGCCATCGGGGTCGGTGACCTTGGCGAGGTCGCTCAAGGTCGGGTTAGTAACAGACAGAGTAGCCATTTTCTCGCTCCTTTAGGCTGCTGCTTCTTCTTTAAACATGCTGGGATACATGCGCCGAAGAGCGGCATCGTCAGCAGCGGCTTGTCCGCCGTCGCCCTCGATTAGAGAGCCGTCCTCCTTAACCTGTAAACCAACGCGATGGAGCAAACGAATGACCTCGGGATGACTGCCAATACCCAGACCCTCGGGGTTCTCCTTTGAGGGCATAGCGAACAGCCTCTTCAATTCCGGGGAGCCGAAGGTGTCCAGGCCCAGCTTAGCGACAGACAAGCTCTCGGAGAGATCATCTCCACCGAGTTCCTTGTCTTCCTTTGTCACGTCAGCCCAGGTTTCCACACGTTGCTGATAATCGGTAACCATTTTCGTCATGGCTGCCCGACCCCGTCTGATTTCCCCCTCTACGATCTTCTGGTACTGGTCCTGTGATAAACCAGCCTCCTTGGCTCGTACATCGAAGGCATCAAACTGTGCTTTGACTTCATCGGTCATTTCGATGTCACCGATGTCGTCAGGAGAGACGAACTCGTACTTATTGGGCACGCCCTCCGCTCCATCGTCCTCGTCATCCGACAGCAGGACTTTGGTCTCTATGTCGTCGTCCTCTCCAGCAGGAGTAGGATCGACGTCGACATTCTCATCTGGTGTCGCGTCGGCGGCAGGCTCTTCAATCTCTTCCTGCTCGACTGCGTCTACTGTTTCTTCAGCCATCGAAGTGATTCTCCTCTAACATCTTCATATACAACTTCGGCGATCTACGCCGAATGTTCTCGTCAAGGGCTAACCCCACGCTCCGAGCGCCCTCGTTAAACGCCGAGCTTTCTCGATCCATAGGCACATGGCTCGGCAGCATTACATGGCACTGGTTAAAAATAAAATCATGCAGCCACCGACGTCCTCGCGGTGATCCAAGGACGAACAGGATGTCCTGCTCTTTGTCCTGCTGTTCTTTCTCAGCTTCTTTGACGTGATCAGGATTGCTGGCGTCATACAATTTCACATGCTTAGCCATCAGACCGACGCTCCCCTGCCCAGCAACTCAGTAAGCGCGTTGGGGTTCTGCGTGTCGGTCTCCGACAGAACCTTGGCACTCTGCGCCGCTTGTGGAACAGCCGCTGCAGCGGCCTGCGCCTGCTGCGCCTGCAGACGGTCACTCCTGATCTGCGCAACCTGTGCGCTGTCGCGCATAAGGTCTGGGGCGTTGCCGAGTATCTCGGCGTACTGTCTGATGGCTTGGTCGGGGTCTACGTTGTCACTCGCCTCGGGGAAGACAGCGACCATGTTACCAGTGAAACCCATTGTGCGTTCGAGGGCGCTGGCAGCGACAGCTTGCTGGGCCTGGGCTAACAACGAGATATACTCCACCCTCAACTCGACGCCTCCCAGCGCCTCGGGCGGGTCAGGGAGGAAACCCGCCTCCAAGGCAAACTGGAAGACATCGTCCAGCAAAGGGTCTAGTAGCTCCGTATTAAGCCTTTGCAGAACCGGGCCAAGCAACACTAGCTTCTCTTCTTGGCGGACCGCCACTTCCGTCGCGGTGATGTCTCTTCGATCTGAGTTGATCATCATGGCGAATAGGTCCGCGTAAAACCCACGCTGGATGCGCTCTTGAACTTCGGCGATATCTCCCAGCATCTCACTGAGGCGTGGTTGAACGAGGTAGGCCGGGGCAAAACCCTGTCCACCCTGGAGAGGGTCCACATAGGTGGTTCCGCCCGGCAGCACGCTCGACGGCTTGCCACGCAGTGATGTCGGCGCAGTCATGGGAGGGTTCACCATCTTGTCGATGGCCTGCGCCTTCCGCTTCTGTTGCTGCTGGAGCTGCTTGACGTCGCCGAGGGTGTCCATGCCGGGGCAGCGTCCGTACACGTCACCGCCCAGGACGTCCCATCTTGGAATGTAGGCAGGGAACCTGTTGAAACCGCCCTCGAAGAGTACCTCGTCGTTCTCAGCGCCTTGCTCCATGTAGACGCTCTTGAACCTCATGCTGTCTCGATTAAACGGCTTGGTGCGCTCGGCTTTCCGGCGCGGCTCGATGAGGTGAATTATCGGCACCAAGGTGTCATAGTTCTTCTGGTTCCACAGATTGCGCGTTGCCCGGCTAACCCCAGTCCAGTCGTCGACACCATGCTGGCTGCCTATGACAAACTTCTCGACGACTTGGCTCACCGTCATGGTGAAGGAGCGGCCCAGCGTGTCGACCACACCTCGGTCATCCTCGGCGATCACATACTCGCCAGCCGTGAAGGGCCGGAACCTGATGACGCTGTCGGTGTTCTTCTGTCGGTACAACGGAGCCGTGCCGAACGCCCCCAGCTCGCCATAGACAGTGAAAGCACTGTTATAGAAATTGGACTTCTGCAATATGGAGCGCACTATGCGCTCGACCTCAGACAGCCACACCTTGACATCGTGCTTGTCCATCTGGCCCTCGTCCGGTGTAGCGAAGCGGAACCAAGGCCGAGCCGGGCTAGTCATGCCAGTCATCATACCTGCGGCCATGGTGCGCAGCGCCTGCGTGGCCGTACTGTCTATGATTTTTCCGGTGCGCTTCTTGCCTCGGTCATCTTGGGTCTGGAACAGGTAGCGACCACGGCGGTGATGGATGTAGTCGCTGATCTCCATCCAATGGTTCCGCCACGACGACCTGTCATTCTCCAACTTCACATACCGGCGCAGTACCTGCGACCTCTTACCGTGCGGAGGTATGCTGTCGCCAAGGTTGCCGGGGTTAATGATGGGCATCAGAAGTCCTTATGCCGCCACCGTTGTCGGGAACATCTTGTTGGCATCCGCGCCCGCTGGCTTCTTCACCACGGCCTCGACCAGCTCTATGGTGACGTGCCGCTCCTCGCCGCTGTCTTTGGACTTAGACGAGATGCGGATGGTCGCCTGCATCTTAGTGCTGGCACCAACGTCGTGCGCCCACAGGCCGAGGGCATCGACCTGACTACCTGACAAACGAACCGTCGGGTAGTCGACACGGTCGGTGTCATCGAGCAGCGTGCTGCTGATCTTGCGTGCAAGATTTGCCATGGCTCAGCCCAGCAAAGTTTTGGTCGCGGTGTCCGCTGGGTCAAGAAGCCCTGGCGTCTTGATCGTGCCCGCCTGCCCTGCAGCCAGCTTAGACCGCTTAATCTCATCGGCCCGCGCCTTCTGGACAGCGATGTCCGTCTTCTTTGGCGGAGGGGGCGCAGGGGGCGGAGGCGGAGGCGGAGGCGGAGGTGGCGGGGGCGGGGAGGAGCTGCCGAAGCCAGGGATGGTGAAACGAAGGTTCATGTGGTTGTTCCTTTTAAGAGACCAGCGTCTTGGTCGTCGTCGAGCAGCGTGCCCTCGCCGCTGCCTGCTGCAGCCTTCTTCTGCAATTTCTTGCGCGCCGCCTCTTCTTCGGAAAGCTTCTTATCAGCGGCGATAGCGATCTCGGACTTCGGTGCCACGACGGCAGCGGGGGGAGGAGGAGGTAGCGGAGCCGGAGAAAAAGACCTGCTACCGAAGCCGGGGACGGTGAACCTCCAAGCACGCGGCGGGGCCGTCAGCCGCTTGTACAGTTGGTATGGTGTCAATGAAAAGCCTCTAATACCGAGCACGCTCTTCACATGCCCGACGCAATTGTTGAGGACGAACATGCCCCCTGCTCCTTTGCGTTCGACGTTGCTCATGTCGAGCACCTCCCAACCTTGGTCAGTGTAAAAAGAGGCCACGTCAAAATCCAACGCGGCCTCCACTCGGACGACGGGCAGTCCTTGATCCCAGTTGTAGCTGACCCAGGTGTGGGTACGATGATCCGCAATGATGCACCACACGTGGCGGTAACTTCGATCGAGCACCCCAGCCAACCAGTGCTCATTGTCTTTGCCAAAAAGAATATAAGCGTCCATGGCCCTTGGCTTTATCACAGTGAGAAGGCGTCGTCTACCCCATCGGGTCGTACTCGTGCTGGGTGCTGGCCTCTGACTTGGGGTTGAACGCGACCCCGCGACCCGGCCTCTGAGCTACTGGGAAGGCGAAGGTGATGGCCAAAGCGTCGGCTCGGTTGGGCGATGCCAAGCCACGAGCCTGCATGTGATCCTTGCTCTCGAGATGTATCTTGCCGTCGAGCCGAGGCACCAGCTCAGGGCCAGTGAGGTCAGCACGCATGACGTCGTCGTCTTCGAGGGAGCCACCCTTCTTGAGCCACTGCCGCACCGCGTTCCACATCTCGGCGCGCTTGTTGAAGCAGCCCTGGTCTGTGCTCTTGCCACTGAACCAAACGATCTGCCACTCCCGACCCATGGCCTCGCCTATGGACACGATGCCCGTGCCGAAGCCACCATCGACGAACACAGCGTCGGCGTCATGGTCGTCCTCGAACTGCGCGATGAGTTGAGCCATCTGCACGTCGTTGTCATTGCGCTCGTACTTGCCGAGGAGCTTGGAGTTGAGACCCTGCCTGAGCATGATGACGAACTCATCCTCCCCGGTCCACGCGGGGTCGACACCTATGATCACCGGAGCGAAGTTATACTCCCTCGGTGACATCTCGCGGCGCATGGCCTCGTTGACGTCGTCGGTCGAGATGAACTGATGCATCGAGGCCGAGGGGAACATGCCGAGCACGCGGACCTTCACATAGTCGCTGTCGATCCCATAGTCCTCGATGAGCCTGTCGATGTATGGCTTGTTGGTGATCTTCACCGTGCGACTATCGATGTGACGCCGGATGAACCGATGACGATACCGGCCAACCATGTTCGCGTGGAACCGGCCAGAGTTCCGCGTAGGGTTGCCCCAGTCAAACGTCATCGGTTCACCGTCGGTCAGCCCACCTTCGCGGACCTCGAATATCTTGTCGGAGATGCCACCAGCCTCGTCGAATATGTAATACGACGTCGAGGTGTCGCGGTGCTGGCCTGCGAACGCCTCGCTGTTCTCCTCCTTGCATGTCTGTGCGTCGACACGCCACGTCTCGCTGTGCTGCCTGTGGTACATATTCAGAGACCCGGCCCCGGCGTTGAGCTGATACCAGTGCTTGGTCAATCCCATGTGGTGCCACTTGGCCAGCTCGGCCCAGGTCTTGGTGCGGAGCTGGTCGGCGGTGTTGGCTGTCACGGTGCCGACACTGTGCGGTCTGGTGTCCGCGATCCAGCGGATGAGCCACGCTGTCATGCAGGACTTGCCGATGCCGTGGCCAGAGGCGGTGCTGAATTGAATTGGGTCGACAGCGTTGACGCCGTCGAACTTACGCTTACGAACCTCCTCGCCTACCTCGACCAAGAACTCGCGCTGCCACACGTCGGGGCCGTCATGACCTTCGAGCGGCCCGCCCCTCACTCCCCATGGGTAGCTGATGAGAACATGGCGCAGCGGATCGGCGTAGCACTCGGCGAGGGCGTCGGCGATGTCTCGCTCGACGGCGTCGGCGTCAGACTGGGTCGTAGTCATGCACGGTCTCTGTGATGCCAGTCGCCGGACGCCCCACGCACTCAGCCTGCGTCGTGTAGTTGGTTTCCTTCTCGCCGCACGCCCTGCAGATGCGCAGGTCGCCGTGCCCTGGCACCGCGCTGCCCCAGTTGTGGTTCACATGCCGGTGCACGCCGTCGAGCGCAGCTCCGTCGCCTTGCTCCATCTTCATCCCGCCTCCTCTGCCGCTCGTGCGCGGCCACGTTGCAGACGCTCCACCAAGTCGTCAGCCTTGATGGTCACCTCGGATTTGTCTGAGGGGTAGACGTCGACGAGCCGTCCAATCTCACGCACCGCTCCGCTCATCGCTGATGCGTTGCCCGTCACCTCGGCCAGCTTCACTGCGTCGTCCTGTCTGCCGAGGCACCACTCCAAGTCGTACTGCAGCTTCTCCACAACTGGTGCACGCAGCTCCTCGATCCTTGCGGCGATCTTGGGGTTCTTCATCAGTACCGCAGCCATCTCGTTAATGGTCTTCTTCGTCGCCGTCTTTGGATTGTATGCGACGCGGTAAGCATCAGAGGCGGAGGGGTTGGTGCCGCGCACCATCTCATAGCAGAACGCCTCTTGTTTTATAGTCAGAGCCTGCTTGCCTTTGGCCTTGTTTGCCTTAACACCCTCGCCGCCGATGCTCTTGTTCACGAGGTTCTTCAAGCCAACGCTCTTGATCATCGCACGCTCAGCATCGAGCGCGGCCTCCTCATCAGCATGATGGCTGAGCACAATCGCGCTCGGCTCCAGGCCAGCAGCTTTGATGTCGTGGATGATTTTGTGTTTGTCACTTCCCTCGTTGCCCTGCATTTCTTTGGGCACGCTGTGGAAG